AAGGAAAACACTATTTTAGTGGATTCCATAGAAAGTCTGGTATCTAAAAATGCCTTCTATATTGATGAGAATGCAAAACCTAACTTTTCAGTATATAGAGGTGAGGGGAAAACAGCAAAAAGCACCAAAGTAGAAGGGGAAGATTCCACAGGACAGCCTCAGAGTGAAGCCCGTGGAGTGTACGAACTTGGTAAAGATGGATTTGTGAAGGAAATAACATGGGAGGGAGCAAATGCCGCAACTGAATCACAGTACAAAAACCTACGTAATTCCTTTTTCGAGCAAACACAAATCCCGGACATATCATTCAGTAATTTGATGGCATCCCATACCTCTGCTGACAATAAAGAAATAATGTTTACCGACGTGAAGGCAAAGGCTTTGGATGAAGCAGGAGAGTGGGAAGCAATGTTCATGGAAGAAAATGACATTATCAAAAAATTCGCTTCCACTATTCTCCCCGACTTTGCACCTATCTACGATTCCACACTGATTGAAACCAAAATCAATCCATATGCAGTTAATTCCAAGAAAGAAATAGCCGAATATGTAGCAGGAGCAGGATCAGCAATGAGTCTGAGGACTAAAATTACACTACTGAATGAAGCAGAGGATGTGGATGAGGAAATACAGGCAATTAAAGAGGATCAATCATTTGACTCCAATAACATCTAACCATTATGGCTATTAGTGAATACAACAGGCACAGGAGAGAGATCGAAAAGAAGGTACAGGAAATAAAACGTCTGTACCTTTCCTCTATTTCACAGGTATCCCAAATAACGACGGGAGTACAATTGAATATTAAAGGAGAATTATATTTGCGTTCCCACCCGGAATTAGCCCGGCAAATTGACTCAATAATAAATAAGCTATATAGTGACATATACGCCGTAATAATTGAAGGATCCCTGTTGGAATGGGATGGAGCAGTGGATTATAATAACTCAGTGGCAAGGAGAGTATTTGGAAAGGATTGGGATTTGATTCCAACACAGTATAAAACCAAATATTTGTCCAATAATGCCGCTGCCCGTTATGCCTTTGTTAAGATGAAAAAAGACGGGTTAAAAATATCCGATCGGGTTTGGAAGTATATGAAGCAATTCAGACAGGAAATAGAATTGGCTTTGGAACATGGTATTTACAATGGCAAAGGAGCTGGGTACATAGCCCAGACATTACAACAGTACCTTAATAATCCAGATTCCTTATTCCGACGTGTGAGGGATGAAAAAGGAATACTGAGATTAAGTAAGGCAGCCCGTGCCTTCAATCCAGGTAGAGGAGTTTACCGTAGCTCTTATAAAAACGCTGTGAGATTGGCACGTAATACCATAAATCAGGCATATGAGACAAGCAACAGGGAGAAACGTATGCAACAGGATTTTGTGGTTGGCGTTGCTGTGCGAACTTCTCCAAACCATAGCCCTTCGGATGATTTAGGAGGAATTCAATGTACAATACTTGCAGGAGATTATCCAAAGGATTTTGACTTTACGGAAAAATGGCACGTTAATTGTAAGTGCTATTCCTACCCGATTATAAAAACACAGGAGGAAATTAAGCAGGACGTGGTTAAAATATTATCAGATCAGAAACCCAACACCAAATCAGTGAATGAAGTAAAAGAGGTTCCTAAATCTACCATTGAGTATGTTAAGGATAATGCAGATAAATGGGCTAATTGGAAAAAACAGCCTTCTTGGATAACTAAGAATAAATTATAAAATTCCCCTACCTGTGTATTAATGATAATACGATGATTGGAAGGTATTTGTACGCCTCATTTGCAAGAAAACAAATTTAATACATCGAAGGGTAAAACCTAGGCACGCTTGCCATAGGCTGAGGACGGGGGAATTTTGAGTTTTTTATTTAAAAAAATTATAGAGGTCTATGAGGTTCCGATGTTTGGACCAATGACCATTTGTCTTCCATAAATCCATCATAAAATGAATTTCTATATCCTGTAAATTCAAGGGTTTCAATTTTATTTACCTCATGTAAATAATATATTCCTTTTCCAGAGGATGTGGTATACCTTAAATCACCTCTATGTAATGATTCATTTAACATTACATACTCTGAAAGAGTTGTGTTTTTCGTTATTTCAAACAATTCCTTATTTTCTAAATTTATTGTGTCTGTACACTCAAATTTAGCGTGGAAATCAATACTATTTGTAATGGCATAGTTAAATGCGAATCTGAATTTCCTTATTTCTTCTTGGTTTGTTGTAATTGCCTTCATTATTTTATTTTTTTTATTTTTATAGGTTTTCCACTAATTCATAAATATTACGGTAATTTTCATTTGGTTGGGCAAAATAGTATATGTGCAAATCCTTGGTCTGTTTTGCCTCATATACACGAAAAGACAAGGAAATATCCGTAACCATTAAATCATTTACCAAATCCAATTCTTTAGCCTTGTTTATCACTGAAACAAGGCTATTGTGTTTTATCATGTTCATTTGTATCTTACTTTTAAATTTAATACATTGAAGGAAAATTGTCGTCAATTATCTCCTGACATAATTGTATATACCCTAATTTAATTCTGTTTTGGTTATCTTCATTCTTTTCTCCATAATTGGATTTAAAGTCGTCCACTGCAATGGAATTTGTAGTGGTTGTGGATATTGTTTTACCTCTATATGTACAGGATACCCTCCAATGTCCATATCCTGTTTTTGTAATACTTAGGTTTCTTTCGTTGTTTTCGGCTTGTTTAATTGTAGCATTCATGGCGATTAATTATTTAGTTAGTATTAAAATTTGTATAAGCAAATATAAGCATGTTTTCCAGAAATGCAAGGGTTTTTTAAAAATATTTTAAAAAAATTTTTAAATACTTCAAACTAAGGAAATTACTTCCACATAAATCTTCCATATACCTCTATTTTTGTAACATATAAAAACCAAAAAGGAAATATTATGTTTGATAAAATTTTAGCCAAATTGAAAGGCGAAAGAGGAAAAACCTCTCAGGTAAGTGACAGGACATTGGAAGATACCGCAAGGGCATTGGAATCCATCATCGTTTCGGATGAAATTCTGGCAAAATATGATGCAAAAAAGGCAATCAGTACGTTGGAAGGAAACATTAATGCAGTAGTATCGACGGAAAAGACTAATTGGGAAAAACAAAAGGAAGAAGAGAGAAAGGCACAATCGCCAGCAACTCCTCCTACTGTTCCTAATATGCCAACAACTCCAGAGGATCCGACACAAGCAAAAATAAAAGAGTTAACCGAAACCGTTTCAAGTCTTATTGGTGTTGTAGGAAGTCTTACAAAACAAACAGCGCAGGAAAAACGTACGGCAGCCCTCAAAGAAGTATTAAAGGATACCCCTGCATATTACCAAGATCCTATTTTAGCGCAAATTGACAAAATGACATTTGCGAAAGAAGAGGATTTCAATGAGTACGTAGGAACCGTTAAAACTTCGGCAGAGTCTTTTATTTTGAAGGCTAAGGAATCAGGGTTAAACACAACCACTCCACCTAAGGGGGGAGAGGATGCAACCCCTAAAACAGAAATTTCTCCTTTGATGGCACAAGCCTTAAAGGTGGTAACAGAGGATAATAAACCAAAGTAATAAAACAAAAAAATGGATGCAATTACAGCAACAACAGACGTATCCACGCCAATAAATATATTGAGCCGTGGACGAACCCGGGACATTCCGGGAGGGGGGTCTATCAAACAATCCACTTTAATTAGTGGAAATGTTGTGGATATGGCTACTCCTGTAACAGATCCTACCTCAGGGGTAAGGACAGTGTGCAAACAGGCAGTGATTCTTACAGGTTCTTCCAACACAGCGGTGAAAGTAACCAATGGAAAACACAACTTCAAGGTAGGCGATTTTATCGGCACTAAAGAAGCAGGAAAAGCCTATGCAATTACAGGTATTACAACCGCCAACGGTGTTGATACCTTAAATGTAGGAACGGCAATAGATACAGTGACCACAGGTGGTTATATCTACGAAATGGCAGCGGAAGCAGCGTCCAACACGTCTGCATTAAAAAACGTACCAACAGCCATCACAGGTGTAGCCTTCAAGGTTGACACTTCGAAGGTAATGGTAGCCATTCCATTGTATTGTGATGCAACGATAACCGATGTTATTGGTAGTGTGTATTTAGGGTACTTAAAAGGTATCACAGTTGTTAAATATTAATCGAGGAGGACTGAAAAATGAATAGTATATTAAAAATGTTGTCTGGTATTAACCAGGAAACGTTCTCCGCATATTTTCAAGCTGTGAGGACACCGGGGTTTCAGTGGCAGAACCACTTCCCTGTAATGATGGCAATGTCCGACAATTGGAAGACATTAGGAAACCAATCGTATTCGGCTAATATAGCGGCCGACCCTGTAGGTGCAGGATCTTCGGCTCCTGTAAAGAGCCGTCCGGGAACAATGACAGTTACAGGGGGTTTTGGTACCTTCAAAACTGCACGTGAAAAGGATGAAACCGAAATCGAGGAATTTATATCCCTCCAAACAATGGCAGCAAGCATGGGGTCGCAAAACCCGGAAATGCTTCGCCAAATAATTAATTGGATGGGCGATGATATTTCCTTTTGTAGAACCGCAGCCCTAGCGGAAGCGGCTTCGCTTTCTTGGGCTCTTCTTTCGTCTGCTTGTGATCTTGCCTTTGTTACGGCTAATTCCCCGTACCTAGCAGGTATAAACAACGTGACTTACCCGGTTGCATCATGGCAGAAGGAAGATGTAGGAACGAATTGGACTAATGCGGCGACTGAAATTATCACAGATATTAAAAACATCTTGGAAGTTGGACGCTCAAAAGGTCTAAATTACCGTTTCATAAAAATGAATGCTACTTTATTTGGATATGTGCAGAATAACACGCAGGTACAGAAATATTGTGCATCATATATCCAGAACGCTCTGAACCTTCAAGGTGTACCAACTCTGGAAGGAATCAATGCTATGTTAACCACATACATTGGACGTCCTATCACTATTGAGGTGATTGATGAGGTTGTAAGTCGTGAAACTACTGCGGGAACATTCACAGCGGAAACACCATTTGCAGATAACAGGGCTGTATTTTCATTGGAGAGCCGTGTAGGTTCTTTACAGTACAGACCGTTAACATCTCGCCAAGGTGTGATTGCTCAGGCAGAGTCTTTCTACCGAATTGAAAGATTGGCATACTCTGATCCTGATTTGGAAAAAACGTTGGTGAAATTTAAGGCTATGCCTGTAATTGATACCTACGACAGGAACGTGTATTTGAAAACCGACGGAGCAGCGTGGAGTTAATCTCATGACAGTACAGGAAGCCATATTATCTATAACATTATACCCTTGTCCGAGTAATACCATCACTAAGGTATTACTTGACAGGGGTATTACCTCATCCGATACATACACAAAGGCAATTGGAGAGAAGGATGCCTTTCGTTTATCGTGCGCGGATTTATTGATCTTTATTTCAGAAAATCCATCAACTATTCGTGAAATGGATTCCTCTATTGTATTATCAGATTCAATTTTGGAAAATATTCGAAACAAAGCCAACAAAATCTATTCGGAGTTAGAACCTGACTCCTTAGATGCTAATGATGTTTGGGGATTTATAGGCACTAAGATATGATTAATAACGGGAATATAGTATTCAACATGGTCACAGGAGGAGGACGAGATAACAACGGTAATCCTATTGCCTCTACTCATTCCTATATAAATGCTCCCTGTAATATTAAAGTGGTTAAGAATCAAATCGTTTATAACCAAGATCAACAGTATAAGGACGTACAATATGAGGTAAATATTGATAAATCTGTTTTGCCTTCTACATTCGATTATACCAAATGTAGTAAGGTAAATCTTAGGTATGTGACTGTAATCATAGGGGATTTTCGTCCGTCGTTCATTGAAAAACCAATGTTCAACCAATTGAAAATAATGTGTAGGACATGGGTTTAAAATTCGATACCAAAAAAGCAATGGAAACCTACTTACGCAATTACAGTAAGGTGATTGAAAAGGCTTTGATATATCAATTAGAGGTTTTGGTTGCAGAATTGGAACGCCATGCAAAAGAATCAGGGCAGTACCAAGACAGAACAGGTAACCTACGCTCATCAATAGGTGGAGTAGTTGTTAAAAATGGAGTCGCTGTTAAATACATCGGTTTCGATGAGGCCGGAGGAGAAACAGAACAAGGAACCCAAACGGGTTTGGAGTTTATCAACTCTAAATTAGAGGAGGTAGGAACAGGGTACGGAATTATAGTTGTGGCAGGAATGGAATACGCTGCATATGTTGAGGATGTCCATAATTTGAACGTATTAAAGGCAACAGAATTAAAGGCAAATAGTGAATTACCGAAAGTACTTAATTTATTACAATCGTTATGAATACCAATACAATATTAACTCATGTATATACGCTAATCAAAGCGGACGCCCTATTAATGACATACCTTACAGGTGTGTATAAGGATAGTCTGCCTATGGCACGTACGGGAGTGGATTGCGTTGTAAGTATTCTGGCAAATTTGAGTACTAAACACACCTCACAAGGAGCCCTATTGATTCGTATTTACGTTCCTGATGTGGATGCTGGAGGGGATTATGTGCAGGATTTTGCAAAATGTTCTATTCTCGAGGATGCCTTAAAGGCTTTATCTGATCGAATTAATACCAAGAACGTAATTCAATTAATACTCAATTCCAGAGAGATTAACACGTATAAGAATGTGGAAATGGGCAACAGTGTTCCAAATAGACAGGAACACGTGGTTACCTTAAAAATTAATTATTTAACTTAAAACCATACAAAAATGGCAGATACAATAAAAACGAGTATCAAAATTAAGAAATTTTGGTACTCGGAAATTGCTTCCGACGGAGGAGCAGGTGTACTATGGAAAGAGGTACAGATTTCACAAAGGGAAGGATCTGTGAAATTCAATGGATCCACAGCGGATACCACTAATTACAAAAACATTCTTGGATCCAACCTTGAGTCAGATTCTAAGAAAGGAGACAAAACAGTGGTATTCCAATTAGCAGACTTAACCCCTGCGGTTGTGGCTGACTTTACAGGAGGTACAGTATCATCGGATTCCGATTCGGATACTTACGAGGCTCCTGAGAATGAGAATGCCTCAATTGAGCTG